CGTCAGGTCGAGGCGCAGGACGGAGTGTCGGTCGGCACTATTCCAGAGATAGAGTTGGAAGAGGCAGAGGTGGAGGAGGACGAGCATGGGCAGTAGTCCCGTCGTCATAAACCCGATCATGACTTTTCCAGCCCGTCAAGGGGGTTGGAAGGAGCCTCCCATTGAGCCCGACAAGGACGAGCAGCCGGTGAATTTGCTCGACCTCAAGCACCCCGAGTACGAGGCACGGTACGAGGCGTGGCTCGACCTGTCATTGATGTACGAGGGTGGCTCCGCGCTCAAGGCTCGGTGCGAGCGTCTCCTGAAGAAGAGGCCGCGTGAAGATGAGGAAGTCTATGCTGCTCGCTTGGATCGCTTCACATACCAGAACATCTTGGGCACCGGCCTCGGGTGGTATGGCGCGGCTATGTTCGACACCGCACCCGAGATATTCTTCAATGGCAAGAGTGGCTCTGAGGCGTACACGAAGTTCTTGACGAATTGTGACGGAATTGGGACTGGGTACGTGGACTTTTTCAAGCGCGTCTTCCAAGTGCTGTTGACGTACGGCACGGGGTGGGTGCTCACGGACTTGCGCGCGCTCGGCCCAGACGAGCCCCCGGCCGCCTCGCTTGAGGAGGAGAGGCAGCGAGGACTGCTCGATCCTCACCTTGCTTGCTACTCGCCGCTCAGCGTCATCAACTGGCAGACTGACGAGATTGGCGAGCTGGAGTGGGCGGTCGTGAAGACCGAAGTTCAGCAGCAAAGATTTTTGCAGAAGGCCGAGATCGTCACGACGTTCTACTACTACGACCGCGAGAACTACAAGGTGTACGAGAACCGCCGCGACCCGGCAGAGCAGATCAGGGTCGCGACCGATGATGCTGGGCGAGTCGCGAAGCTCATCAGGGAGGGCAAGCACGCGCTGTCGCACGTTGGGCGCTTGCCAGTTCGTCGAGTCACCTTGAGCGAGGGGCTGTGGCTCGCGAATCGAGCTTACTTGCTCCTGGTGGACCACCTCAACCAAGACAATACGCTGGCTTGGATGCTGTTCATGTCGAACTTGGCAGTGCCGGTTGTCATCGGCGACGTGGATCCGAGCAGCATGACGTATACAGAGACCGGCTACTTGCACTTTCCATCCGGCACCTTGTACCAGTGGTCTGAGCCGGAGGGCAGGAGCATAGTGCAGTCGGCGAAGCGCGTCGAAGCCCTCAGGGAGGAGTGCTTTCGCTCGATGAATTTGCAGGCCCAGGGCCGCAGCATGCGGGCCACACCGGCCATGCAGTCTGGACGCAGCAAAATTCTTGAGATGGCACCGGCCAAGCAGATTCTTGCTGGTATGGGGGACGACGTGCGTCGTCACATGCAGGACGTGCTCATGGACGTGCGAGACGCGAGGCACGAGCCTGAAGTCGAGCCAGACGTGCGTGGGTTCACTTTTCAAGAGGACATGTCGACGGAGGAGGTCTTCGCCGTCAATTCACTGCTCAAGATGCGCGTTCCGTCCAAGACCTTTGAGAAGTATGTCTACAAGAAGGTAGCAAAGGCTTGGATGATCGATGCTAACCGCAAAGAGCTCGCCAAGGTTTACGACGAGATCGAGGTTGGTCCTACGATGGAAGAGCGAGAGCAGCAGGACGTGAAGAATAGGATAAAGCTTGCCAGGGACGAGATGCGGTCGTCTTTGGATGGTCGCGGTGACGGCGGCCTGCCTCCTGGTAGAGGCGGCGCAGGTCCGGCAGTCAACAGTGAAGGTAAAGGAAAGGAGAAGTAGACAAATGCCAACGCCATACACGAGGTTAGCAACTTCGGACCTCAACACTTTGAACTCATCGACGCTGGGGACTTTGCACCCCTACCAAATTCGGCAGGTTCAAGAATTGTTGGACCGCGTCAACTGGGGCAACGCGAACAGCGGGGCTGGTGAGGGGTCCGATTCGGATATCAGTGGCCAGCCGACGATTGCTCAGATCGTCACCATGCTGGGCTCGAACAATCCGTAGCGCGTCGGAGGGCAACTGCTCATCGCTTTCGGCAAAATAGTCGTGTACAATGCTTTACGGGCGTTGTACAATGAAAACGTGGAGCGAGGACTCTAATTATGGCAGCTTTAGACGGCAAGGGTGGCGGTGGAGGTGGCACTCCGCCACCGGTGACCCTCGAGGGGATCATGGCCGAGGTGACTAAGCTCCTTGACGCCAAGGTCGGGGCAAAGTTCGACGACTTTAAGAAGGTCGGTCTAGCCGAGGCCATCAAGGCGCAGGTCGAGCCGGTCAGCTCTCAGCTGACGACGATCAACGAGGCGCTCGGTCAGTTGGTCGCTGGTCAAAAAGGTCCTGGAGGCGGCGAGGGCGGCGCGCCTGTCAAGGGCCAGGTCTCCCCGGAAGTGAACGCTCAGCTCAGGAACCTCACGGAGCAGTTGAAGACTCAGGGCGGCGAGATTGCTGGGTTGAGGACGGCAAAGGAAGCCGCCGAAAAGCGCGCCGAGGAGACCGAGCGCTTCTCGACCATTCGGACTTCCTTGAATGGTCTGCCGTTTGTCAGCGACAAGTCTGCGGAGACCGCATTCTCGATCGTCGTGCCGCACGTCCGTCGGCTCGACGATGGATCCCTCGTCGCGGGAATCAACGGCGACAACTTTCCGGTGGACGCGTTCGTGAAGGATTTCTTGCAGAAGGAGCACGGCTACCTCTTCAGGACGACTGGAGCGAGCGGCTCTGGCGCTCCCGCCAGTGGGAGCGGGGTTCGGATGGGGTCCAAGGTCGACATCAGCTCGATAAAGGTCGGCATGAAGCCAGAAGATCGGCAGGCTGCGGTTGATTCAATCGCAGCGGCACTGCAGAGCGTGTCCTAGGACGCGCGCGTTAGAGGTGTGGCAGTTGGTAATACTCGAAAGGGAGGAGAAAATTTAACATGGCTGCGATTACTTCGGCGAATGTGGCCGACGCGATTGTGAAACTCGTGGCTGCCGACGCGCTGCCTGCGCTGGTTGGCAACCTAGTGATGGGGAACCTCGTCAACCGGTCCTATGAGGCCGACTTGGCAAATCAGGGGGATACGGTGAATGTTCCGATTCCTCCCACGATGGCGGCCAACAACATTGCGGAAGGTGGCTCCGTCTCGACGCAGAACCCCAGCCTCGGCAATGCACAGATCGTGATCAACACGCACGCGGAATCGTCTTTCCAGATTCCCGACGTGACTCGCGTTCTGGCGCACCCAGACCTGCTCAACATGTACATGATGCCGGCGATCATCTCGCTCGCGGAACGCCTCGAGCAAGACCTGACGCAGCTCTACTTGAACCTCACGGCCAACACGGCGGTCGGAACGGCGAACACGACCATCACGGAGTCGGTCATCGACAGCGCCGAGACGACTCTGTTTACGGCGAAGGTTCCGGACTCCTTGCCCAAGTTCCTGGTGCTCAGCGGCTCGACTTACTCCGACGCTCGCCAGATTCAGCGTTTTTCGGAAGACAAGGTCTCGCCGGAGTTTGCGGGCGTCATTCCAAGTGGCGTCGTCGGGCGGATCAAGAATTTCTACGTCATGCGCAGTCAGTACGTTCAGAAGGTTGCCAGCACGACCTACAACCTGGCCTTTGCGCGCGACGCCTTTGCACTGGTCATGCGCATGCTGCCCAAGCCGCTCCCGAACACCGGGGCGGTGGCGGAATATGCGACGCTGGGCAACTTTGGGATGCGCGTCGTGCTCAGCTACGCGCCCAACACTCTTGCGCAGCAGTTTACCGTGGACGTGCTGTATGGCTGCGGCGTGCTTCGCAATGTGTATGGGGTCCAAGCCCTCTCGTGAAGTGAGATGTTCGGAACTACTAGGAAGGTTAACCACGACGCGTTCGATGGCCTCTCGAGGGAAGCACTCTATTGGTGCGGAATCTTGGCATTTGTATGCCGAGACTGGCGCGGTGTCACTTGACAGGAAGCGCTTGATTGTCGAGGAGCTGATCCGTGGGCCTCAGGTAAGGAAGAGCAATCGGACGCTTATTTTCTTGCCTCCACGTGAGAATTTAGGTTAGGAGAATGAGATGGACTTGAGAGCGTATTTTGGAGACCTGCACGCGAAGGAGGCGGAGCTCGAGAAGAAGTTTCCAGAAGGGGTCGTGCACGTGACGTCCCTCTTCCATCGCGAGCGAAACTCCACCCCTGGAAGCACGCTGAGTGCCACGTGCCGCAATGCCGCACGCGTGATCACTGACGGCACGCATCGCGAGGCCACTCAGGGGGAGATAGAGGGCTTTGCCCTCCACCAGCAGGACCAGTTGCGCAGGAACACGGCGGCTGAGCAGGCGAATAAGAAGCAGTACATCGTGGTCGTCGACCAGAAGGAGTCCGCCGAACCTGTCTTTGCCGGCGGCATGGAGATGGGTAAACCGGTGGTGGCCAGTCGTGCGAAGTCTTCTAGCAATAAGGAGTGATCTTGTCTTGGAATCATGGCAAGCACCACCTCAACCTGGAAGCATTTGCTGAACCACTTTCGACAGAGGCAAAGTATTGGATTGGGTTTTTGTTGGCTGATGGGTGTATCTGTCAGGGCGTTGTTGGTCTTGGACTTAAGATCGAGGATGCTGAACATGTTAAGAAGTTTGCAAGGTTTGTGGGAGCCTGTGAGGATTCAGTGCGAGAGTTTAACTCAGTCAATAGCTTTGGTAGAAATCACGGCGTTAGACTGCGGTTTATCGGCAAAGAGCTAGTTTCGCAACTGGCAAAATATGGCGTTGTTCCTCACAAGTCTTTGACGGCGGCTGTACACCCTGACTTGGCAACTGATCCGGATTTTTGGAGGGGAGTCATCGATGGCGATGGCTATTTAACATTTAGTAATTTTCGCCATGTGATTGGTCTTGGCGGTTCGCAGCACGTAGTCGAGGCATTTTCTAATTACTTGCTAGCTTTGACTGGGTTCAAACCTGCTGCAAGTAAGGACGGCTCGATATTTAAGACTGGCGCCAGTGGCCGACGCGCCTGCATAGTTGTGTCTGCTATCTATTACGATGGATGTTCTGTAGGACTTGATCGCAAAATGGCCATTGCGAAGGAGTTTACAGATTGGGCGTTGGAGAAGTACCATCGTGACAGTGGCAAATATGGTGGTCAATTTTCAACGGAGCAAACTGAAAAGACGCTCCTAGAGGTAAATTCATGACGTTGACAGAAGTTCAGGCACGCGTCACCAAGACGGCGGCCTTCATTGGTTCTGGAATCGACGTCTCCGGCATCACCGGCGACTGGACGATCAAGCTGCAGGTCGAGGCTTTGTCGGATTCGACTGCGGCAAACGTCCCGGCAGTTCGCTTCGGCTTCGAGGACACGGTGACCGACTACACCGCGTCGATCGTCGGCCCGACCATCAGCTTCA